AATGCTGTTTGATATCCAACAGCATGGTAAGAAACCGATCGATTTCAATACAACCCCTTACTCTAATAGACGAGCACTACTAGAGCAGATAGCGAAATATCTTCCACGGAATAAGTTCCACCTTGCTCCGCAGGTTGAAGGCCCAGAGGCTATTAAGAAACTTCAACAGCGAGTAGCATCTGGCGCGGACCCTCTAACTAATGAAGGTGTTGTAATACATCCACCAACAGGTAAGCCTATCAAGGTCAAGAATACAGACGAGTACGACGCCCTTATCACTGGTACGTTTCCAGGGCAGGGTAGGCGTGCTGGTACTATTGGTGGACTAACTTATGCGCACCCTGATAAACCAGGTGTAACTGTTGGAAAGGTTGGAACTGGTTTTAATGATGAGCTGTTGAAACTAATAGCATCCGATCCGACTTCGTATATTGGTAGGACGGCTCGTTTAAGATCACAAGAGAAATTACCTAGCGGTGCGCTAAGAGCCCCGAGCTTCTTAGGTTTGCATGAGGATATATCACCGGTTAAGACAGCTGAACTAACACCACTACGAGGCGCGCTATTAGAAAAGCAGGCGGCTGGGGCGAATATTCGTAGGATACTTAAGTTGCTAGCAAACCAAAAGCTGCTCGCCACACATCCCATTGGTGGCAATGCGCAGGTGCAGTCATTGGCAGAGTTTCTTGGCCAACATCCATTTAATACGGCGGTTAAGGCACTAACTAAGCCAAGCGCGATGGCGGCGCTTAAGCGGAAGTTAATACTACAGGCCAACGCTATTGAGGAATATAAATTCTTACACCCAGAATTGAGTCGTGCTGCGTATGGACAACCTATGCCGCAGTCGCCACTTATGTCCATGGCGCGTTTGCACGATTTGGGCGGTAAGAGGCTTTTTGATGCACTTTATAGTAAAAGCAAACCAATTGTAGAAAAGCCTGATGAGCTATTTACGTGGGGTATACCTTATAAACCATTATTGATTCCATGGCAGCCTTTGGGTAAAGGGAATAAAGGGTCTTCTAGTGAACTTCTAAAGCTTATTGCACCGAACTTTCCACAAGTATCATTTTCTGAGCATACACCAGTAGCAACTCCGGGTCTTGATATGCTTGGGGCACAGAAAGTACTACGGCAATTAGTTCCTAACCGAAAAGCACCTATGCAGGTAATTAAATCCGAAGTATTAAAAACCTTACCTGTTGATGTAGAAAATTATGCCTATAGAGGTGGCGGTATGGACGGTAAGAGCCCGGTATTTGATGTATCTAAACATATTTTACCGCCTAGTAATGAGCGGGCATGGATAAGCGGATATCCAGATGTTGCAGCTGGTTACCTTAAAGATGTAAAGGTAGAAGAAGGCGCTACCCCGGTATTCTGGCAAGTTAATACTAAGCCAATTGATGAAGCGGTTAAGCGTATGCCTGGTTCCGGTGTTGCCACTCCGTTTTTCCATCCGCACCTCGCGAAAGATACAACGCATCTTCCAAGCTGGCTTGGTAAGTACAGGAATGAACTTGAAACACTTGGCCCGAATGGGTTTGAATTAGGCTCCGGTATACGTAATTGGATTCGCTCTGCGATACTTAACCGTCGTATGAGCGGTATAGATAATCCGTTTAAAGCAGTCGCTGGAAAAAATCAGGGTTGGGCAGCGCGACCATTTTACGAACGTGTTATTAGACCAGCACTGCTAGATAGCTCGAAACTAATAAATAATGTTAGCGTCGGCTTGCCGGGCGTGAAAGATACGCTCGGCGCTATACCTAAGTACTTTGCCCAAATTAGTAAATCGGGTGAATCTTTAGAAGAAAATGATCCGCTATTAGAAAAGCAGGCAGCTGGGGCGAATATCAGTAGGCTGCTAAAAATTCTAGCTAGCCCAAGTTTACGTAAATCACTTATTGGTGATTTAGAAGCTTCTAAGGGAGTTAATGAGGGCGGCCGTTATGCTTTTAATGCAATGTTAGATTTTATGCACAGTCAAAAACCTAATAAGGCTGTCAAAGCATTAGGGCAATGGTCCGGTGATGCTCGTCATAACGTTATTAAGGATTTATTCAATAAAGTTAAAATAACTAGCGATGCTTTTACCCGAGACCCGCTAAATAGATTTAAAGCATTAGATATGGACAAAGCGAATGAGGCGTATAGCGCTATGAGTGCTATGCAGATGGCTAATGCTCCGCATATGTTTAAATCGTTATTGAGTAATTTACGACGACCTCCCAGTGATACACCTGCTGTTTCGGATAATAGTATCCTAGGACTATCTCGGGAGTTTGGTAAAAAGTTCTCTGATATGATGCGTGAATCATCACCGCATGTTCCTTTTTCTGCAAACACACCTGTGAGTGCGCCAGGATTAGATATAAACAAGGCGCAGAGTATTTTACGACGAATAGCACCAAATAGAATACCGGCAAAGTTCGTGACTAATGATGTATTAAAGTCATTACCTGTAGATCCGACTACATTCGCGTATAGAGGTGGATCATTACCACTAGCTAATCTAAATAACTTGGATTTAAATGTAAAACAGCCTCAACATGATGTTTTGGCTCGAATTATACCTAAAGGCGATAGCCGGGCTTGGATTTCAGCTTATCCAGATGTGGCGCATGGCTATACAAATTATAGTGTGTCTCCAACTGTGAAAATGTTTTGGCAATTAAATACTAAACCTATAGATGCTGTAAATAAGCGCTTTGGTAGATCAAATATAGCTACTCCATATTTCCATCCTCATATTGCGAAAGACTCTACTGGGTATCCCGCCTGGTTAAATTATTTTCGAAAACCGTTGAGCAATACTAATAGTTTGGCTAGCAAGTTGCTAACATTTACTAATATGGAGAATCCATTTGTTCGTAATGCGGGTAAAGTAGATTGGGGTTCTAGACCTTTTTATGAGCGTGTTGTTAAACCAGACTTACTACCCGAATCTAATAAACTTATAAATAAAACGTTTATTGGTATGCCTCATCAATTGCAAAAAGAAGAGAGTGCGGGCTATTCGCTACTATTTCCTAAGTATTGGGCGCAGATGAGCAAATCTGGTTCAACATTAGAAGTGGAAGATCCGCTATTAGAAAAGCAGGCGGCTGGGGCGAATATCAGTAGATTAGCAAAGTTTCTAGCTAGTCCAAAATTGTTAAAGGAATTAGAGAGCAGTGCGTTAACTTCCCGATGGTTTAAACCTTATATGTTTGGACCCGCATTACACGACGTATCACTTACAGATTTATCAAAGTTTGTAAAAGCTAACCCAATAGCTAACACACGGTTACTTAATCAATTTGCTAATTCTAGCAAAATTAAGGCCCCAGGTATTGCACCAAATATTACAACTATATTTCCACAGATAGCTAAATGGGACGATCCTAAACAGGTGGATTCAGCTACTGCCCATTTAGTTAATAGCGTTAAAGAGTTTATACACGGTCTACGGTTAACATTAAATGATACCGGTTATAGTAACACACATAAGCTATCGGTTTCTTTTTCTAAAGATACACCAGTAGTAAATCCTGGTTTGGATATCAACTCAGCGCATAAATTACTGCGCCAGATAGTACCACATCGTAAGTTACCTGTTAAATTTGTCCCAGATGCTGTAATAGATAACCTACCAGTAGATCCGGCTAAATATGCTTATCGAGGGCAGCCATTAAATGTGATGCACGGTGATTCTAATTTTATGCATTCCTTCGTGAATGCTGGTGCTAAAGGAAGCGATCAGCCTTACAGTGATATTACGCGTCAAATAATTAGCCCTGGCCATACACGTGCTTGGGTTAGTGCTTATAACGATATTGCTAAAGCATACTCTGGCGAAAAGGCAGTAGGTGGTGAAGGTTTTAATGTGCTGGCTCCGGCCATATGGCAGTTAAATACACCAGCAATGCGTGAAGGTGTTGGTACGCCATTTTTCCATAAGCACGTAGCGGTCGATACAAGTCGTTATCCAGCTTGGTTACAGTATCTTAAAGGTCCATTAAGCACTAATATTATAGGTAAACCGATTCATGCTCTAGCAAAATTGTTCGGTCAAGCGAACCCGTTTGTGCAAGCAGCAGGTCGAAGTGAATGGGGCGATCGTCCGTTCTACGAGCGCGTTATTCGGCCAGCAACAATGGACCCCGAAAAATTAATTCGTAACACATTTATTGGTCTACCTAATGTATCAGATCGACCTGGTTATTGGGCTCAAATTAGTAAATCGGGTGAATCTTTAGAAGAAAATGATCCGCTTCTAATCAAAGAAGCACTCAACCCCAAAACTGTGCTTAACGTAGCTAGTCAGTTTGCTAATAAAGTTAATGCAGGCAAATGGATTCCATCGGCAGCAGCAGAGAGACTTGGGCTAACTATGCCAGCTACAAGGCTACTAAGGTTTGCTAATAAGACACAGCAGTGGATACCAGGTGCTCTTAAGCGTAATTTTGCTGCCATGCAAGCAGGCGAGCACGCAGCGCAATTACCTCGAACTATGCCAAGTATTCGCAATAGGTTATTTGGCATGCAAGATGATGTCGTAAAACATATCACCGAGAAAGGCTTTGGTATACCTGCTGAGTCTGTAAATGTTCAAATATTTCCAGATGCGCGCGGTGCGGGTGCTTGGATTCCTGATATGAAATGGGAACGTGGTCAGGCTCTTATTGGTGATACGTGGCCAGTAATACTTCATGAACTTGGACATGCTGCTACGTTAGGTGGTGATCTCAAAGGTTTCGTATCAAAAGTAGTAAAGCAACCTAGTACAGCTAAAGATACTTTTGGTTACGAATTATTAGCACGTCTATCCGCCGGGCGTGCAGCTCGTAATTTAGCAGGAACGGCACTTCCTGCGCCAAGCATGGGTAAATTACAAAATGCATGGGAGCCAGCGATGAATACGTACCGGCTTGATATATTACAGAAATGGTTAAAGCAGTTTACTGAGTCTGCTGGTAGTCCTGAAACCTGGGGAAAGTCTTTAGGTGACACTGTAAATAACTTCCCAGCAAGCGTACAACGTGCTTTTCCGAATATATATGACCAAGTTAAACATGCTCCGATACCTGAATGGCTAACCAAGGTATCTTTTGAGGAAGATCCTTTGCTAGTCAAGGAAGCTTTAAACCCCAAAAAAGTGTTAAATGTAGCTTCTCAATTTGCTAACAAAGTAAATGCAGGTAAGTGGGTCCCATCAGCAGTATCCTCTCGGCTTGGTCTAACAATGCCAGCAGAAAGGTTAATGCGATTTGCTAATAAGACACAAAACTGGATACCCGGCGCATCCAACAGGATTATAAATAAACTTCCTACTATAGCCAATGAAACTGTTAATGCATTACCTGATAAAATGCCTTTCAAATCTGTAATGGGTAACATAGCCGAAAAGGGTTTTGGTTTACCTGCTAATCAAATAAAGTTCAATCAGGTGCCTGAGTTAATGCAGTCTAATTGGCTCCCAGTCGCAGAAGGTGGTACAGCACCACTTGGTCAAGTTAGCACAGTATCGAGTTGGCCGGTTGCGTTACATGAATTAGGTCATGCGCAAACGTTGCAACGACACTTACCAGCATTTAATGCTAATCACGGCATGGGGGGCTTTCTTGGCGAGCTTCAACATGATAGCATTACTGGAAATTTGCGACCAAGGTGGTGGTCGGAGATGGCTGCTAATAGGGCCGCCGGTGCTGGATCTAGACAATTAATAAATACTGGTTTAAATGCACCACCTACAAATATATTAACTCAATACTGGCATCCGGCATTAGATACCTATCGGTTACGTATTATGCGGGAATGGTTAAGCAAATATCGCTTTGCGAATAGAGATAGTGATCCATATATGTGGGGAAGGGGTTTAAATACTGCGGGTAAGAATTTTCCGGCGTGGGTTCGGCGTTCCTTTCCTTCAATAGCACAAGAAGGTTTCGGTCTTGGCGCTAAGCCTAACTGGATAACCAAGGTATCTTTTGAGGAAGATCCTTTGCTAGTCAAGGAAGCAGTCAGTGCGTGGCGTGCCCCAGAGATATTAGCATCACTTGCACGTAGATTTGGCTCTTCCACACCAGGCTATTTATCCGGACCTAATGTATATGCTCCGATAGCTAGTTTGAAGCATGTAATAGGTAATGCTTTACAGACAGGTGCGAAAAAACTACCAGAAGCCAGTGAGCAGATGCTGATCCATAATAATGCTACAGCGAAAGCGTTGTCTAGGTTACCGGGGGCTTATATAGTTGAAGGCGAGACTAACAAAGTAAATCCTAATATGCTTCGTTTATTTCACGGCGCAAATAATCCGCTTGGTACTGAGCTACCACACATTAAACAACCAACCACACAAACTGTTCTCTCACATTTCTCACCTAGTAGCGATGTAGGTAAACATTATGGGTCGTTATATAAGTCCATAGTGGATATACCGAAATCGATTGGTTATCCTATGTTCGAGAAAAATGATGCACGCTATGCACTTACTGATCTGTTTGGTAGTGGTGATAAAGGTGATGTAGGTGATGCATATAGGCGAATTGTAAATATGTTGGGATTGGATAGATTAAGTTTAAGCGATAAGCTTCAACAATTTGGTCAAGCACTAAAAGCATCACCTAGTAAAATTGACCCTGTTAGAGATTTAGCAAGTACTTATGAGACTATAGTACCGTCTGGTGTAGGTGAACGTTCATATTTTACTGGCACGAATAAGCCTGTTGATATAACTAAGATACCAGTTGATATACTGCGTAAGTGGTGGACTGGTATGACTGCAGGTGCTTAAGGGAATTAAATAAATGCCTAACTACAACCCATTAGATGCATCAACCTGGACACCCATACAAAATCTGCCTAATGATATCAGTAAGCTGGGGACTCGGGTGCAGCATGTTGGTAATGATCTGTATCAGAGCCTACCAAGTTACGGCGAGATGGCTGGCTGGCTCCCTAAAGGAGTTAAGAATATATCTTGGCCAAGACCTAGCTGGGGAGCACTTGGGACTAAAGCACTTGGGGCCATTGCTGGGTCGGCCGCTGCGCCGGGTATGCTGAAACCTGGTGGAGTAATAGATGAGCTTAAAAAAGCCAAAGGTGAGTCTGATCGTAAGAACTACTCCGGTAAGCATAGGATTATGCGCAAGCTTATGGATCAGCATCCGGAGCATTTTCATATTGACAGTCAACACGGCGCTTTTGTTGGTGTGAGCCATCATAGTGGTTTCCGAATGCACCTGCCCCGTAAAGTAGTTCCTGAATCGGTTATGCATAACAAAGCTGCCGCTTCAATGTCCCCTATGCTCCAAGGAATGATATCTCCTCGCAAGTCTCCAGCTAAGAAGAAGCGTATAATTAAGCCAGTAGATAATGCATTGGCTGAGCCTTCTCCTACGGAGACTTTTCAAGATGTTGCACAAACCCTCAGTATCCAAAGATCCAAACAAAGGGCCAAACTGGCTGCAGCGGATATTGAAAAGTGGCGAGAAGTTCCTGGTCGTGTGCGTCTACGGATGCATCTTGGAGCTGTGGCTTTTACCGGCTCCGATAATATTTGGTCTAGTGCTGATTCTATGGTGTCTAAGCTTGCTACTGCTGCACTGGCTCTTCCAAAATCAATTTCTCTTCCAAGCGGCGCAGAGTTTGATCCGGTACTTGATGGGAGTGTGATGAGCAAGTACGCTGATATAGGTGTTCCTGGTACTGGTATTTTCACTCCAAACATCCAAGTTGACAGTTTTAATAATGCCGTATGGAACTCTTACTGGCATAACCCTTTCGGCGAACGATCCCAGTTTGGTACACCCGATGAGCCACTACATGTAACACCAGAGGTCGCTGCCTTTACGACTGGTATAGTTTCAGGGGCTGGTGCTGCAAGAAAATCCGATACGGTTTCAATTTGGGATATTGGCCTGACTGCTGCTCAAACAGCGGGTGTCGGTTGGCTTGGCGGATTAGCCTTTGGTAAAGCTCTTGGATTGTTGGCTGGATTAAACCCGCAAGCGCAGCAGTCATTAACACGTTCTGGTTTGTATGGCGGAGCCATAGTGGGAGCAACGAAGGCCCTGTTCGGTAATCGCTAAATTAGTTTGAATAATCAGTTATTAATAATTGAGGAGGCTTAGCCATTCCAATTAATTCCCGGGAGCAACAAGATGCCTGAGTTCAACCGCGAGACGGCCCCATACCGTGAGCGGGCTGAGATCTTTGCTTTGCATCCTCAAACAAAGCAGATCTATGGCGGGCAGTGGCACAACGATAGCAAGTTTGCCATTCCTGGTGGCGGCATCGACGACGGCGAAGATGTTTTACAAGGTGCACTTCGTGAGTTCTATGAGGAGACTGGTCTACGTGCTAGAAATCCTCGGCTGGCTAGTGATGCACCGCCCATTGTTAATGAGTGGTCAGATTCTTTCCGACGGCAAGCACCGGCCGATCGACAGCACTTCCGTGGAACACGTACACATTCTGTGTACGCCGACCTTGATACCGATCAAGGTGATCCCCCGACAGTCAATGATTGGAGCGCGTCTAATCGACGCTTCTATTCATTACCTGAAGCGCTCGATATGATGAAAACACCGGGTCCACCAATGGCACCGGCTGTATATGCAAACCGGCTACGAATTCTTGAGTCCCTTGCTCGACAACTTGCCACGCCGCCACAGAAGAAGCTAGCCAGCTGGCTTCCGTCAGCTCTGGCTCGGTGGCTTGGACTTTAATGAGATTGATTAACGTTAATCAATCCTGTAAGGGTACAGCGAAAACGCTGTATCCTTTTTTTTAGTTATCCGCGCCTGAAATTTCTCACTAAACATGACATAAATTATTGCCAAGGCCCTACTTACCTCTTACACATAGGAGCAATAGAATGGCAATTACATGCACCGTGATTGATACACTGGGTAATATACTGGCTCGGTTTCCTATAACACGTAAATCAACCACAAAGTTAGCTGGTGAAGGTACAATTGTTATGGGTGGTAAATTTCATCATTATGAAATTAATGGTGAGCTGCAACCATCGTTTGGTTTGACACACTCAGATTTAATATTAGGCACTATAATTTCCTGGGATGTAGGGATTACAACTGCGTGTAGTGCCGCCTTAATCGAGAAAATGCTCGATGCCGTTGAATTATACTACGAAGGTTTAGTGCGGCCATTAGTAGGGTTTTCACCGGTCTATAACGGTCCTGCTATAACTGTTCCAGTTACAACTATGCCATCCAGTTACATCGTACCTGATCCACCAAAACAGCCCGATCCACCACAGCGCTCTGGCTATAAGTATGGTGGCTTATTGTAATCAGACTGTACTGACTCATGCCGTGAGCTACAATAGTAGCGGGCTGTGAACAACATTTATACACGGAGTACTTACCATGGCTAAGTTAATTGCAGAAGGGTCTGATGACAAGAATGACCCTCCAGTTTTTGAGGACGAAGAAGAACGCTGTGACGATTGTGACGAGTTGATCGATGATTGCACTTGCGATGATGATGAAGACGACGATTTTGACGACTATGACGAGGACGAGGATACGGAGGAGGACGATGACGACTATGACGACGAAGAGGAATTGGATGAGGACGAAGAAGAGGACGATGACTAGGAGGAATTATGCCGTTTAGCTTCGAGGAACAGATGTCGCATATCTTTAGTAGCAATGCATCTGATGCCAGACAGTTAGCTGACCGTGTTGCCAAGCTTGAGCAACAATTCAAGGCGCTCATGCAAATCGCTTCTTTACCGAAAGACCGTTGTTCCTGGACTGATGTCCGGGAGGCATTACCGCCGGTTGGTGTCGATGTAATCATCGTGGACGCTCACAGCGCCATTCGGATTGCGCATATTACAACGGAGGAGGAACGGAAGAAATTTGGTGGATCACCTGTATGGCTTGGTGGCCGATACGGCAATGAAGGCGATACTGCTATAGCTTGGATGCCTATGCCAGTTATGTCGCACTCGATCGGCTTACAACTTCGCAAGTAGTCCGGGCATCGTATAATTGTTTACTCTAGGATTCAGCACTAGCTGGATCCTTTTTTAACTATCAGCTTAAGTTTAAGGTAATATCAGACATATATTTATGATACTCAAGGATTCCATTTTTTTTAGCTATTACAACTTAGCCCCTTGAATTAACGTTAATTCAAACTGAAAATAAGTCGCTTATACGTCATAAATCTATGCCAACCCTTTAGCCGCTTTCCGTAGATACTTCATTGGAGATCTTGTCCGATTTGTATAGCTACGCGTACAATGAAAGCGTAGTTAACTTCCAATGAAGAAAGGAACAGAAGATGGAAGACCCGAGAGTTATCGTGCATATTGCTGGAGACAGCACACATGCATTTGATTCACACGAAGAGTACAAGCAGTTCGCGAATGATAAGTCCCAAGCTGATGTTACTTGGTCCCACGCAACGATCGTTCATCCACGGAAATGGGTGGATCACCGGCGTTGCGGCGTAACTCTTTTTGACTTGATGCTGTTACCGTTTCTATGGCCGTGTTATCTGTTCTACCCCCTGCCGCGTTAACGAGGAAGAAGTAAATGAAGTTTCTGCGGAATGCGCTGGTTGGTTTGCTGGCGCTATCGATTTTGGTTGGAAGTGCCTTCGGACAAGAGCTTCCAGCTATTACTATTACTACTAATAGTGCTAGCACTGTTACGTACGGAACGCCCACTACGGTAGCGTATTCTGGGCCAATAACTATCAACACTAATGTAGCCGCCGTTGTAACTTACACGGGCAACGTAATTACGATCACTATTAAACAAGAATCGCCAGCACCTAATCCTACCCCGGTACCGAGCCCAAGTCCACCCCCTGGACCGGCACCAAAACCAGTACCTCCGGCACCATATGTACCTATTATTGTTGGTGATGAGTGGCTAGTGGCTGTCTTCGATGCAAAGGCTACATTAACACCAGATCAAATTGCATTAAAAGCCAGTAAGACATTACAGTTAACATTGACTAGTCGCAATCTATGTGCTTGGTGGTCGACTACTGATAATACAGATCCTAACGCTGCTGAGTTTTTAGCTGATCCGTTGGTTAAGAATCAGTCATTACCAGTACTTCTTCTTATCACTAAAAACAGCGCAGGCACCGGTGTGATATCTGGTGTGCTGCCGTTGCCGGATAAGAATCTAGAGCCGGCCATTGTAAATATCGCTGAAAGGACTCGGCGTAAGACGAGGTAATTAGATTCATGGATGAACAAACTAAAACTACGACATATAAAACGGTTAATGGTTTAAAGCTCGGTCGTAAACGATCAGCTCAGCCAGCACCATTACATTTTAAGAACTACCTAATCGGTAGTGCGCTACCTACGCCGCCAGCGACATGTGATTATACTGCTGCGGCCATGACATCCCTCAATAATATCTTTTTGAATGATCAGCTAGGTGATTGTGTTATTGCCGGTGCTGAACATTATTTAGGTGTTATTACAGGTAACGCCGGTAATCTGTTTATTCCGACGAACGCGCAAGTAATTGCTGAATATGGTTCTATTGGTGGGTACAACCCTAATAATCCATTCTCGGATCAGGGCTGCGATATGCAGACCGCTATGAACTATTATGTATCCACTGGCTTTGCTAATAACACGAAGCTTACTAGTTGGATAGCTGTAGATCCCACTAATCAGACTGAACTACAATTAGCCATCTATCTATTTGAGGGTTTGTATTTTGGTATGGAGCTACCGAACGCATGGCTCAATGCCGATATGCCACAAGCTAGTGGCTTCACGTGGGATGTGGCTGGTAATCCTGATCCTGAAAATGGTCACTGTGTAACTGGTGTTGGTTACAACGCTAATGGCATTGTAATTGATACGTGGGGTATGCTTGGTACTTTAACTTGGGCCGCTATTGCAGAGTATGCATCTGCCAACAGTAACGGCGAGTTATACATTCTGATCTCGCAGGGCGCATTGAATAAGACTACTAATTTGGCCCCAAATGGTTTTAACTGGTCTCAGCTTGTAGCTGATTTTGATGCACTAGGTGGTAGTATTACTCCTGTAACACCAACGACTACCGCTACAACTATAAGCTTAGCGTCCTCGGTTAATCCATCTAATGTTGGACAAGCTACGACATTAAGCTCTAATGTCAAACCGGCTACTGGAACGGCTGTACCTACCGGTACGGTAACGTTTAATACTGTAAGCGGTGTTAATGCCACTAGCACCTTAGATAATACTGGGCAAACTAGCGTTAATGTTAGCAATCTGCCCCAAGGATCTAATGTGCTGACTGCTGCCTATAGCGGTGATGCTAACTTCACTGGAAGTATTTCGCCGGCTTTGACTCAGGTTGTAAATCCAACTATTCCGCCACCGACGCCAACCAGCGTAACTGTTGCTTTTGGTGTCTATGAATTAACAATCACTGCTATAAGCACTGATCCGACTCCTGTTATTACTCCTCCTTCTCCTATCACTGTTACAATTGGTAATCAAACATTGACGATTACTGGTACCGTGATTTCTTCTGGTAAGACCAAGGATGGTCACAATGGATACTAAAACTACTATACAACCCGCTGCTATTACTGGTGTTTCACTCATGCCGCAGTCTGATGGTACTGCTCAGCTTGTAGTTACGTTTGGTCAGCCCAATCCATCAGCTACTACATTCAATTGGCTGCAACTTTTACAGCTAATCGCTCAACTGCTACCTGAGATTATCGCGCTGTTCACCGGTGTACCGCATGTACCAACGCCAGCTCCGGCACCGACTGTGAAAGCGTAAATTGTATTTTTGTGAGTATATCAAATGCCTAAACTAACTCTTGATCAGGCTGCTATCAGCGTATTCCTAATCGCATTAGGTCAACTGGGTGTTGCTATTGGTCAGCATAATGCAAGCGCTGCGGCTGGTGCTTTTACAGCTCTTGTAGCTTCGTGTTTGCCCGCACTGATTCCAGCTATACGTAAGAATTTTACTCCTGCTGCTGTGGCTGCTGCTGTCAGTGCATTTACTACATTCCTCACTGTAGTTCTACCGGCAGTAATTCCGGCTGTAGGTAAGTGGTTTACATCTCCTGATGTAGTAGTACCTCCGGTTGAACCTGTTGTACCAGTAGAACCAGCTCCCGTATCGCCTCCGGATAAACCTCCGGCTGTGCCACCTGTTCCAACTAAATAATCGGTTCTTGGTTTTAACAACTAAACAGCGTCCTTTTTAGGGCGCTGTTTTTATTTACCTGGGGATAATATGCTCAAACGACGTTATGATGTTGAAACGACGCATTACGCGGTTGCCCTTATCGATACGCATGTTGGGCGTGACCATAGTGAAACACTACACCCAGATGCGAAAGGTGTAGTAATACATTGGCGCGGACATCATACCAATGGAAAGTGGTACGTAGATCCGCTTTTAATTTACAATGCTAATCGTGTAAAAGATTTACTCAATCGAAGCTATGAGGTGTAGCAATGCAGAGACCAAGTACAGATACCGAAATAAAAGTAGGGACACAATTCGTTGTCACACGGCGTCATCAGCCATTTGAGAGTAGTTTTTACAGAGAGGAAGGGGAAGTTGTTACGGCTGCAAGTTGTCGTGGTTCAGACAGTAAAACGTGGTGCGATGGGAGATCGCTCCCTAACGGCGAGGAAGGGTTCTTGGCTACTGTGGGGATAGTTGCCGCTATGAATTACAACGCAGTGCTTTGGTCGCCATGCATTTTCCTTGCGCCTCTCTACTCGCAAGTCGTTGACAACACGCAAACTCTAGCCCAGTTTATTAAGTTGTTAGCAGCTATGTGATCTTATCGGACATTCAAATACCAGGAGTACAGTCATGACCGCAGCAGAGGCTAAGTTAGTGCAGCCAGGCGATGAGTTCACAATCAACTTCGCGGCGTTCGTGCCTCCCATGAATTCGCCGTACAAGTATAAAACAGCAGCAAATAAGATTGTTCTTATACATGACGGCGATATAATCGTCGCGCAAGATCCGCCATATCCTACCGATGCTCCGATGGAACTATTACGATCTCAATTTCCTGTTGATTGGGCCGGCGACCCATACTCTCAACTCTTGATACCAATTGGGGTACTGACACCGCTAAAATCGGCAAGGTTAACATCAGTTGCCGCAAAATGTAAGTGTAATATTATGGTTACCGGCTGCATCTGTGGCGTGTTTGCAGCAGAACAACTAACTAAGGAGCACGCTGATGGCACCTGAAGATATTTCTGTTGGGCAGCGATTAAGAGTGATAGCTAAAACACCGTCTGTAAGTTATGACGCGCCGCCTGAGTATGGCTACCGAAAATTACAAATCGATGATATTATCACTGTTGCTGGGCTAGTACCGACAGCTAGCGGGATGACAGTTAGGTACAATATACCTAGCGGTACATGTAAAATATTTTTAGCTCATTTGGCCCCGGTTGATATGACTCCGGATTTTGATCGGTTCATAGCGTTACTTTCTAGCCTTGATGTCACTTAAGCCTGCGCACACCAGTGCAGTGACAGGAGCTTTACGGATGATTGATTTAAACACTACAAAGCCGGGTGATACAGTGATCACTAATCAGAACCTGGGGGGTAGTTATTCGTTGGGTACGTTGTGTACGGTCGAAAAAATAGAAATTAATCGTACCAATAGCGCATGCTCGCAGGTTCATATATCCGGCGAAGTTGGCTTTTACTGGGCATTTAGATTCGATAACATGTCTAGTGATCCGAGCAAAAACTGGGCAAATTTGTTATCGATTTTAGCAAGGGTACCATGATAGATATTCATAAGGTAAAAATCGGCGACCGTGTGATTAATAATACCACATTGTTGGCTGCAGGGGCGCTTCCCGGCACTGAGTTTAAGGTCGCCGACGTCCGGGGAGTGCTCGCTTCTCTCCTGGTAGAGAGTGACACTGGTGTGCATTTTTTGTATGCAGCGAGTAAGTTTGATCCGGTCGTTTTTGATCCGGTCGTTACTGATAATAATACCTCGTTGCAGTTATTGCTGGATGCCCTAATGCGAGTCTGACTCATGATAGACGAAAGTACGATTAAGCCGGGGGATTTGGTTCGTTTACTAGAACCAAGAGGCGGAATGCCAGTCGGGCATATTACGACTGTTTTAGCTGTGACATCTAGTCCTGCCTTTGGTGACGCTAGGCTAATACAGTGGCGTAGCGATAATGGTCTTGTCTACGAACACTATACTTATAGGTTTGAAGCTGTAATGCCCGATCGTAGTGTAGTGATGGATAAGTTCGTAGCATTACTCGCCGCTTTGTAGCGCTAACATCAAAGACTAATTCTTGCGATAATTGTTAAATGCGTTTACGCATTTAACAATTATTCTTTTGCAGGAGTTAGTTAACATGTCCGAATTAATCCTTCCGCCTGATTCTTCTTCAAACAAACAGGCTTATACGTTATTCCCATCTAATGCCGAAATCAAGAAATCGGCTCTCGGTGCACCTAACATCCGCACCTCTTCTACACGCAAATACTATACTTTCCGCGACCAGCGTTTTTGGGCGGAGAATGGTCGTATTTGTATTGAAGATGGTAACAACGGGGATTTCACTAGTTGTTCAATAGACGAGTTTGGCCTACGAGCGTTAGCCTTAGCACGACAGGCAAGAAAGATGATCGGCCTACAGCTATGGGCAGATGAGATCAAGGAACTCACAGCCGCTGTTGGGGATATGTCCCATTGCATTATGGAAGCTAAGGAGCAAGGAGATCCACATTGCGAAGAAGTATTACTTTGGAAGTTACGTCAACGAGGACATAAAGTTTCGCTTGGCGGCTTTAAGCCACACGCTGTGAAGGAAGGACCGATCTCAGGAATCAAGGTCGGAAAGGGTAATGGTATGGGTAGAATCCATATCGATTAATCTAGAAAGCAAGGTTGAGTTCTGCAGCGAAAGGATTGTCTCAAACCGATGATCACTGAAATCCAGAAACCAGATCGTCCTGTAGGCTCGTATTGTCAGCTTCGACTTACAAGGGGTAATAGGTTTACGATATGTTGGGTGCGAGAAGAAGTTGCACGACAACATAAACCAATAAGTATCCCGTTACCATATAAACAACCCGGCGAAGCAGTTGTTTATAACCTATCGCACGGTTGGCAGTTTACTGCACACCTTCCTGTAGATGTGCGTCCGAGACGGCATGGTCGTTGGGACGATGCTCGAATTTCGACTGATGATGAATTAAGAAAGGGGGCTCACTATGCTATCTGCTGAGCAAGCGTTTATGGCTGATGTAGAAGAGATTACGAACACGATACTGGCTATACAGCAAAAGGAAGCACAGCAGGAGCTTGCTAAGTTAAAATTGAGAGATGAACGCTTGTTTCTACTCGTGCGTCACCGGCTGAGAGAGCTCGGCGCATTAATAGCAATACCTAAGGATAGGAAGAACGAACATGGACGCTCGACAGGCTTATAAATTTGCTTTCCTTCAGCGTTGCCTGGAGGAAGGTTTGAATCAATCGCAGATACAGGAACGTATTACTAAATCAGCCGCACTAGATGTTACAACCATACTTGGCTGGCTCGGGAAAGCATTAGGTGGTGGTGCCAGACTTGGCGTAGGTGCATTAGCGGCTGGTATACCTATAGCCGGTGTGACTGGTGCTGCTACTGGACTAGCCGGAGGCACTGCGGCTGCTAAACTGATGGACCCTGGTTACGAGCCGGAAGAGATCAACCGTCAAGAATTAGTAAATACGTATGACACACTGACGAAGGACATGGAGGAGAAGCGTAAAGCACAAGCTGAGGTTCGTGGGCTCTAACTTCAGAAAGGCATAAGTATGTGGCATAAGTATGATCTCGGCAGGGGATTAACTTGCAGCTACGAAGATCTAGAATTGTGCTTGGATCACGTCTTTAGTTACGAGAGCGGATATACGTTAGGCAACATGCTTATCCGCGCTAGTTCGCATCACGCATTTTGGCGTGGTTGGATGCTGGGCGATAAATGGCAACCGATCGACTTTGAACTGGCTCGCGAGAAGATTCGTCAGTGCGCTCCGCCACATGGTTGGAAAGCACCCGTAGCAGGTAAGGTTGACTTTGCCGTCGGTCGTTAGTGATCCTGATTAACGTTAATTCCCGATATGCTCGTATCCTATAAGTAGGGTGCGAGCATATTTTGTTTAAGAGGGCTTTGAAAATGCGTAATCAGATCCGGAAGATTGGAGACAGAGTTTGGGTATACCGCTACACTGTAGTACCGCCATTTGGTGGCGTAATTGTTGCGAGCCAGGATTCAAAGCGTGGCCCATACGATATTAAAGAAGACAATATTCCTCACTACACACACGATGATTTGGTTCATACTTATGTAGATGAGCGTGAACTTTTTACAGATGCTCTAACTGCATGGCTTGCGTATCGAGGATGGTTGCAGGATTTAATTATTCGGCGCAAAAACTGGCTAACGTTGGCTGAGGAAATCATGCACGATGCTACAGTCAAAATCCGGAATCTCGAAAGGGGAGGCAAATGAGCTTCAATCCAACGCCAAAATCAAAACCTGTGCAGAAGGGTTGGGGACAGTTGAACTGAAATCTGGGGAAATCTAGGGATACCTCAAGAAAAATTTTGCCAAATCCGTGATTTCAGACTCAGAAATTCAGGGTCAGCCCTACTATATAACAACATGCTCGTAGTGGAACGCCACCATATCGCCGGAAACGATACCATCATCCGGCTCTGCTCAAACTCAAGGGAACTGTACAACCAGTGCAACTTCCTTATGCGTCACGCTTGGTTCGGCGGACATCCACTGCCCGACATCAACATCCTGACTACTGCTGTCAAGGATTTGGACTGCTTCAAGAGCCTGCACAACACAAAGACCGCCAAGCAAACAGTCAGGAAATGCTTGACCGACTGGACGAACTTCAAGAAGGCACTCAACGCCTACAAGAAAGACCCAAGCAAGTTCATCAAGCGACCGAAGCCGCCGTACTACAAGGATAAACTGGCTCAGGTCATTTTCTACAACGAAACCATCAAGGGAGGACAGAACAAGAAGAAGGCGAAGCCCAACACCATTACGCCGACCAATGACTGCTTCGGCATCAACAGCACCAGAGACTACAAGCAAGTAATCCTAACTCCGAAGCGGTTCGGGTTCGTGGTGGACGTTCAATATGAACAACCCGCAGAGCCGAAATCTAAGGCGAAAGGCATTGCGTGCGTTGACATCGGGTTGAACAACCTATGTGCGATAACTACAGACCAGACAACGACTTCCATACTGGTCAACGGTCGCATTTGCAAGAGTATCAACCAGAAATTCAACAAGCACAACACTAAGCGGGAAAGCCAGAAAAGGTACTTCCGCCTTGAAAACTACTTCCACCACGTTTCCAAATTCGTCGTTGCTCATTGCCTCAAGAACGGTGTTGGCAAGATCATTGTGGGTAAAAATGACGGGTGGAAAATAAGGATGAACTTGGGCAAGAAGACCAACCAGAACTTCCAATACATTCCGTTCTGGCGATTGCTGGAGAAGATCAGGTACAAGGCAATCCTCGCTGGGTTAGAGGTCGTGTTCACAGAGGAAGCGTACACCAGTCAGGCGAGTTTCCTTGACCGTGATCCGTTGCCTGCTTATGAGAAAGGTGTGTCTCATACTTTCTCAGGCAAGCGTGTGAAGCGTGGCTTGTATCGAGCCGCCGATGGTCGTGAAGTTAATGCCGATGTGAACGGGAGTTGCAACATCGGACGTAAAGTAATCGGGAACGAGGACTTGTTCCTCCGACTCGATAAGAGCCTTGCCGCAAGGCCAGTACGGATCAACCCATTGAAAGCATTCTGCGTATAACGGCAGAGTGCGGGTTGGTTTCGTCAAACCCAGATTTCCCTAGATTTCTGGGAACGGTGTTTTCGGTAATATCCCTGGAGGATGGCGCAAATGGCTGAGGAAAAGAAGATTCGCGAGGTAGGTAGTAATGTATGGTGTCTAGCGAACGAGACAACTGATGGAATGACTCGGTCATATCCAGTAGCTTGTAGCGTCTTGGCACACCGGCATTCTAAATCTGATGGTGATCAATATCAGATCAGATTTAACGATGGTATATTCTGGGTCAGACCTGAAACTTTATTTGATTCAGAGCGATCTGCTTGGGAGCGGTATCATAAACAGCTCTCTACAGAACATGAGCAGCTTGTGGCTACTATTCGATTCGTTGAATCTGAGTACGCCAAAGCAGCCTGCGAAATTAGTCCACGTATGGATGTGATTCCATTCCCACCTGACTACTGGAAGAAAGGGTGACCATGTCGCACGAAGCTCTCACAGCGGAACAATCCGCTGAAGTTGCTGCTAATATCGAGTTGGCCTATAAATTTGCACGGCGGTATAGATTTTCGTATCTTACCAAAGATGAAGTTGAAGCCGCAGCAATGTATGGGCTGATCATTGCAGTACAAACGTATCGCCACACTGATTGCATGTTGAGCACAGTTGCTTGGCGCCGCATGCGAAGTGCAGCGATACGAGATAATACAGCGGCGCGCTGCGGCGGTCGCATACCTTTAGGTACCGCTCTGAATGTCCTATTTTCGAAATACCCCAATGCCAAAGCTAAGGCAGCTATCTATGCCAAGCGAACGCCATATACAGAAGTGACCGTTACTAATTCAACAGAAGAAACCGGATCAGGTTTAGCTGCAAAGCGGGAACTGCGTGCATTGGTGCGCGCTGAGATAAACAAGCTGCCAATTGTAGATGCGATGTTAACCACTCGTCGGTGGTTATACGAGCGGTCCCTCAAGGATATAGCCAAAGAAGCTGGTATATCCAGGCAACGTGTTGCACAGCGTGTCGATCGAGCGAAACTACAGCTGCAAGATCAAATTCTTGCACGTATAAATGTCAGGAGTAGTATATGAATGACCATCGGTCTACCTGGCTGGCTATTCTAGCAGCTTGGACTATCGTTTTCATCTGCACGGCTATTGTTGTTATTGGTAGATCGTGCGGCCAAGACGGTATTACTGTAATACCTGACTACGAAATCCAGCTTACTCTGGAGATCCACAATCTGCGTTACGCACGTAGGGTAATTGCAGAGGCGGACATGGAAATCATGTGGGTTGAATTGGATCGTAAATTAGCAATTGTACATTGGATCTACGATAATCCAACAGTTGCGGAGTTACACAATTCGATTCGAATACTTGACAAATCCAAATGGGTACGTGTAGCCGGAGTCTTCAACAAACGGAGAGATTTATGAGCGACCCAAAGGAAGAGCCAAAAGCTAAACGTGGCTGGCAGTACAACGGAATCGTGGTCTATGCGTTTACGAAGAGCGAAGCTCGCGGTATACTTAAACGCATACTGTGGATGAATGAGCACAAAAAGAGCTCCTGTCCAGGGTTTCATTCATCCGGATTACCCCGTTTACCTGCTGGAGCGCGTGTGGCGGAGTTAGGGATGTGATTCCATGGCTTCTATACTATTTTTGGTGTTACTGGTTTTTTGGACTGCGGGTATGTCTATTTTGGCTACCCGCAGCGACGTTTACTATCGACACCGGCACCGCGTTATACAAGAGCCGACAAGCGAGAATGATCTACAATGTTCAGAGGTAGTATGTACAAACCTTTACGAACCTGAATCATCAGTAGATTCACAGAGGAGGCGATGGTGGAGACAGAAAGTATACAGCCAACCGAAGTTGCGACCCCTATATCAATGGCCGAAAACCCCAACGGTAAAAGGGTTTCGGAGCATAAGTCCACAAATATACTTACCAAGCGACCACGAGGAGCACCTGGAATAGAGTGGGCACTGATGTCAGTGGATGATCGTATCTCTACAGCGCGCTCTGAAGATTGGCCAAATGACTTCAAGACTGCGCACGGTAATTGTGTAGGTACCTGCACGTTTTGCAATCGCATTTTCATCGGCATGAAGCAGCGCCCTATGTGTTACATCTGTGCCAGTAAATATCCAAAGGTTCACTAAATCTAGAAAGGTTTAGATTCATGACTCCTATTCTGTGGAGTGTAATGCTGGCGTGCGTGTTTATTTCATTGTTAGCGGCCTTGCCAGGTATAGCTGCGCTATACTTGGTTTTGAGTATGCCGCGAAACAGAGCGGTGCTTGTACCCGACGTAATACCCAAAGCTCTCCCGGCTCCAATACCTAAGGAGTATTACTGTCGCCACATCAACAAGTTCCCGTGTTGGCGCTGTGAAAAAGAACGGTATCCAAACGAGTCAGATAGGCATCTGGCCGAGTGGTTACGTACTTGCATTCCGTACCCAGATGAGGCATTTGAGCATTACAAAGAGAGGAAGCTGGGAAATCCGGTTACTATGGGATAAGGAGTACTAATGCGCTCTTTGTGCGAAATTACTGACGATGCAGCCAAGTTAGAGATAGAGATATCGGAATACTACGAGGCTGTAATACATCCAAAACTTACAGCCTGTAAAACGACAGAGGAGTGGCGCTCAGTTCATAATTGGGCGACAATGGAATGCAGAACAGCAGCTGGGGCGAGCAGAACCATGCCGCTCTTATTGCATTATTACTTTTTGAGATACGGTTCGGAGCATAATCTGCTGGGACCGTTGAAAGATCAGGGATGATAGTATGACCCCGAAGTATTATGGCGATATTGACCCACAATGGCATCAGGGGCAGTTGCACTATCCAGGTAATGAATCTGGACATCCGGTTCGTTTACCTCCTGGAAGTGCGCTGCCGCTGTTGCGAGATAAAGAATGGCAGAGACTACAAACCGAATGGGATGTAAAGTGCGAAGCTTTCTTTACGTGGGAACCGCAATCGCTAGCCCGCTACACGCAGGTGTTGGATAGAATTGCTAATCAGCAATTTTATCTAATTCAAAGAACTAAACCTGAGTATGACGAAGAACATCAAGGGTGGCGGATCTGGGTGGAGTGGAAACAACCATATGCCAGAATACCAACACCTAATGGTTTACCTGTTTAAGGTTTTTACAATGACAGCAGGAGATTTATTCTGTCTTATCACTTTGACTTGTTTATGTTTATCATTACCAGTTTTCATGCTGTATGCTCTGGCACATAGACTCAGCATTCGGCAAAGCCAAAATTGCGACGACGTGCAAAGTGAAGATGCTGAAGACGAAGAGAACTGGGAGCAGCAAACCCCAGAATATGAAGAGACGCGCCGGTGGTGTACTTGGTGTGGAAAGGAACTATGTGATGTATGTCTTCACTGCTCTAATCCAAAATGCTCGCGGTGTAATTGTTTAGGTAAAGTGCATTGAGCACAGTCTGGTTGTACGATGCAAATACAAGAACCAGAAGAAATGAGCCCGTTACTTAAATCTGGTTTTCGTTTAAATCACATAAACCGAATAGATAATTCGTGTAGCGTGATTACTAAGCGGTCCAAGTTAGCTAGGTTTAAGTCTCACGCCACCTCGATAGAGGTAATCACCATACTGATAGGCATCGTAATAGTATGGTATATCCTTCTATTCTTGGATTAACGTTAATCACGCCGCAGGTTTCATTTTCACAACATGAAAGGCATTATTATGTTCGAGGAAGACAATTCTGTTCCGCCTCAGTTCTGTTTCAATCTGCTAGCCCTTGAGGATATCCGTCCTGGTATGTTTTGTTATCACAATGTGAATACCGGCGATGTAAGTATGTGGCGCATGCCATACATCGGCGGGCCTAACTGCTGTGAAGCTGCTGAACCCATCAAACAAGGTCAACGCTTATACCGTAAGGACCATGTTTTGTCTGGCACTACCGATTGGGCCGGTAATAAATACAAACAGTTCGGTATGCTTTATGTACAAGACGCCGCTGTATCCACCAAACCTTGTGTATCTGGAATCTCACGATTCAAGGAAGCAATTGCGGCGAAAGATTTACAACGTGCAGAGCGCTATCACCCTGCGTGCATACGTCCCGGGTGCGGCCAGCCGGTCAAACCTGGAAACAGATACTGCTCATTCTTGTGTTTCAGCGTAGAAAGTACCTAGTAGTTGGTAACTTTACAAGGAGACGCGCATGCAGATGATGATCTTTGTATCAGTAGCAATCGGCATATGGCTTGGTCAGTTACTAACTATGTGCTATTGGGTGCGAAAATGCATTCGATTACGCGCGGCTTGTATCGATGCATTGCTCACGGTTACGCGGAAAGAACACATGCCTAACCCCAACAATAAATGTGACGCATGTGCAGCGGCTTCGGTACTAGTACAAGCATTAGAAAAGGAGGGTGTCCATTGGCCCGCCATATCGAGAAGTGCGGTACATTCCGGCCACTGACGCTATCTGTAATCCTTACAGCGCTACAATCTACATTTGTGGCTAGATATAAGTCAGCCATACGTAACGTACATGGTAAGAATCTGCCACCTATCACAGAGATTCACGTAACTGATGATCAGTGGCAGGATCTTATGCGTAGCACCGACCCAGAAGCACAACGTGTGGTAGCCCGTGGTCGGTATCTAGGTATACCGATCAAATGGACACGGGCACCAGAGCTGACAGTCATCTGGCGGGATTGATTATCATCCTTCTATACCTTATCCGCCAATAAGGTATAAACTATAAAGGGGTGCTTCTAAAATTAGGTGACAAATTGCTAATCAATGATCGAGACAAACAACTGATACGTCTTGTACTCACTCTGCAAAACTCGATGCTATTGGATCATATCGAAACTTGGCTGGCTACATCTAAAGAGTTTCTGCAGGGAAGTACACCATTAGAAGAGATGCGCAGAGGTAAGGCCGATGAGATATGGCGAGCTGCGCATCTACTTGGATCTGGGATTCCGATCTAATTTTTCCATGGAGTGAAAAATAAATAGTCATGGCTGAAGAAAAGAATGCTGCTATTGGTAATCCGGACGATCGCACAGCCAGGGCTATGCAGCAACTGCTTGAGTTGGCAGGCGGTGCGGCTGCCACCACTGCTGCTACACGTTCTCTCTTAGGGCTCAATGAGTGGCTTACTAGACCATCATTCAAAAATAAGATCAAACCACGCAAGTCAGTCATTGAGCTCCCTTATTACGCTGGTGTAAAACCTGTCACACCTAAGCTAGCTATGGCTAAGATGGCATTGCCACCACGTGGTTATGGTATGGGTTATATGCCGCCTCCTGGTATCGCGCCCAATGTCCATACAATTCCGGCTAAGCGTTTGGGCAGGAATATTGATCCATCCGACAGCATGATGCGCCTGCAAAGCGACGCGTCTACCAATCCAGCGGCTGGCATCCCTAATAAGAATAACTTAGGTAGTACACAATATTCGAGCCCTGAAATTAAGAATCAAGTTGCGTATAACATGGCTAGGAATCGAGGTGAGAATCCTATAAATCCTGGTTATGCACGTGCCAATCCACCTAAACCTCCTGTGCCTAATCCGCCACCGCCGCCGGGGCATAACCTATCCTGGCAGTCATTACCCCCTGGATCACAGCCTCCGTCTTGGTCTCATGTCCCAACAGGTGGTAGATGGGATATGCAACCGCAGCCAGCGGCGCTACAAGGCCCTGGAAGAGCTGGACAGGCTCCATTGCTTCCAGGATCGTTAGCTAAGCCAATACCAACGCCGACCCCTACACCGGTTGGTGCAGTCGCTTCTAAACCATCATCGTTAGCTCTAAGTGGGCCGAGCGGTCTGCACGAACCTGGCCCTGGTGGTGCATACGCGGAGCGATCTCCTGGAGATGCAAAAGATCGTGCGCTTAGAGTGCCTGGCACTGTTTATGGCATGGCTGGAAATGGCGCATATCCTGCTGGTGATCCACGTCTTACTCAGGATTTTCGTCCTGGATTTTATGATGAGAAACCGGACGTATCTGAACAAGCGTCACAGACACCCTCAGTGCCCTCAGGACCGCTGCCGTACTATAAGAATCGTATGGTAGGTAAGAACCCCGTACAAGCTCCTACAGCGGCCCCTACAGCATCTAGACCGACATCGCCGCAACCTAGTCCCGCTCCGGCTAACTCGGTACCAAATCCATTCGATATGACACCGATGAATAGAACTAGGTCGCCATTCCAAGATTTACCTCCATTTCAAAATCACCTGCATGGTCCAAATGATTTATCTAAGATACCGAATGCTGGTGGAGTTGGTATGAACGTTCCCGGCGATAGTCCTGTAACTGAACCCGATAGCGCCCTACCTCGTACTATGCCACTTTCAGAAATGTTTGGTCAGGACAGAGTGCCAAAACTACCAGGTGCGACCACATATAATCGAGGTGAATCCGAATGGACCGGGTCTGCTCGAGCACCATTAACATCTAAATCACTTAATACGACTGGTAGGCAACTTACTGCACCACCGGCAAAAGCACCTCCGTTGTGGACAAACCCAACAAGACCTAATCCTTGGGGGCCTCAAGCATCCAACGGTATTACTCGACCTAGTATAGGCGGATCGCAGCAAATTGGTGATTTGGCTATTAATTCTGGTCCACATTATCCTAAGCCTAATATGGGCATGCCCGATATGCTTGGACTAGATCAAGGTATGAAGCTTGGGTGTTATCCTGGATGTTCTAAACCTAAAAAGAAAAAGAACAAGTTAGTTAAAAGAGCCGATCCTGTAGTCAATGAGCCTTCTGCACTTGCTAAGGGTTTAACCAGTTTCCTTGGGCTTGCTCGTAATGGACAACCTGATTCTGGTCTTAGCGGATTACTACGTAGTCATTTGAATCCAGAAGATGCAACGGACATGTTACATATGCCATGGGCTTATGGTGCCGCTATTCCTGCGCTAGCCGGTGGGCTTTATGCTGGTTGGAAACCTGCTGATATGGCTTTTGATCATCTACGTAAATCAGATGACGAAGCCGCTATCGAAGATGCTAAGAAACGATACGAGGAAGAACTACGCCAGCAAGCATTGGCAAAAGCTGGTGAAGCAACTCTTGATAGTAACTTTGAGAAGCTCGGAACGCTAGAGCCGTATGAGGGATTACTAGCCGCTATCTTTGGTACATCAGCTCTAGGTACAGGTGCTTACGCTTATAATCAAGTATCTAAATCCAATTCTGCTAAGGTAATGGATGAAGCTATCAAACAACGACAACGTGAGCTAATGATGCGTTCACCTAAGCCCTTTGTGGTCAAGCCTGTTCCTGTATATAGAAATGAAGTACCGCAAGAAGATGAAGAAGATATTAATAAGGAGCGACTAGGTGTGCCAGCACCTCCTCCTGATCTTCAAGGATCATTGCGGTAATTAACGTTAATCCAGAAAGGATAGTAATGTTTCATTTTATCCTGCTCATCTTACTCATAGCACAAGATCCAGAAGCTCCGGTTATAAATCAACCGGAGCATCTTATTCCTACATGCCCAACAGTATCGAAGCATACCTGGGAACGAGTTCAAATACAGAGTATGGGTATAGCGCCGAAAGATCCGGCTGTAGATGATTTGATAGATAAACTCAACTCAGATAATTATGAGATGCGACGGTGTGCTAGTAGACAGCTAAAAAAATTGAAGCAGGATGTACTCCCCGCGCTATACTTCTATGAAGATTCCAAGTTCCCAGAAGTACGATTACGGGTTCGTACATTACTAAGACAGCTAGCTACATGCGAGAATTGTAAAGGTAATGGTAAGTGTATAAAATTCACACCAGACAAAGATAAAGCAATAATTACCTGTACACTTTGTGGTGCACCTGAATACAACCACGGCAACGACTGTATTTGGTGTGATGGTACAGGATGTGATTTGCAGTTTGGAGAGTTATGGTAAATCCCTCTGCCGCTTAATTTCTGAATAAAACCCGTCATAGTTATATGAGAAGACTTAGATGGTATGTACATGTAATGTACATCTTCTTAAGTCTTCTTTCTTTTTCCTGGGAGGGTACAATGACCGAGAAAGAGATATTTGAGACTATGATGCAGGATTCACTAGACCAGTTAGATCCGGGCGACATGCCGTCTGAGGAGGCATTTGCAGCTCTCGAGCCATCACTACGCATAGTGGCAAAGGAGCTGATCGCGAAGGCCGCCACTATATTGCAAGCCAGCGGGGTTTCATTGATCGCCGTCTTGGTAGACGCACAAGGCGCCAACGACAATGACATCTATGTCTCGTCGCTGATGTCGTTGATGATCCCCAAGAAGAAGAACACGTCCGAGTGGAGGCGAGCCATGCTCACCGCTGTGCACGAAGCATTGGTGAAGCGTTTGTTACAGCAGTCCGAACGGCCATAACCGTTTCGGGCAGAGATATAAATGACAACAAAAACAATTGAATAGGATCTTCAAGGAAGACGGCGCTGACAGACGTAATTACCGACTAGTTGTGTTACTATATTAGTTGGTGATTAACGTTAATCCAGCCTTCCTTCAGGATGAGTTGCTATGCCAGATCCTTTGCTCGGTAACACCGATCCACTTGGTGTTACTCCATTACCGAATACATCCCCCGACCAGGGCTCTGCTCCCATTATGGGGGCAGAATCCCCTGGCCGTTCTTTTTTAGATGCTGGAGCTACTCGTAAGGCTATTTATGATAGGACATTGAAGCAAGTTGCATCGCTTAAACCAATGTCAAATCAGAAGTACACTCTAGCGCTAAAAGATATCAATTATGTTGATCCAGAAGACTTCTCTCTAGCTGAACAGAAGAAAGCAGTTCTTGAAGGTAGAACTCTAGCACGAAGACTTAGAGGCACTTGGGATTTAACGGATAATCTTACTGGCAAATCAGTTTCAAGCAAAACGAGTACCCTCGCTGCAGTTCCGTACTATACCAATAGAGGTACGTTTATTCTGAACGGAAGTGATTACACACTAGCCAGTCAACTTAGGTTAAAGCCTGGGGTATATACAAGAAGAAAGGAGAACTCTGCAACTGAATCGCATTTCAACATTTTACCCGGGCAGGGTCTCTCACATCGTATTGGATTAGACCCCGAGTCCGGTGTATTCCATATGCAAGTTGGACAGTCAAAGTTATCACTAGTCCCTATCCTTCGCGCAATGGGAGTTAAGGATCAACAACTAAGAGAAGCTTGGGGTAATTTATACGGGGCTAATGCTTATAAAGCTGATGCATCTGCTGTAGGTAAATTGCATGCACGGCTTATTCGTGGGCCAAATAAAGCTACTGATGAAGGCGGTAAAGCCCAGCAACTCAGCGAAGCTTTATCTAAGATGCCCCTTGATCCAGAAGTAACAAAGAGTACCCTCGGCGCTGCCTATGACCACATCTCACCTGATGTATATCTAGCAGCTACTAAGAAGTTACTAGGGTTAACTAGAGGAGAGGTTGAACCAGATGATAGAGATCATCTGGCTTATATGACGGTACATGGCCCTGAAGATTTGATCTCAGAGAGAGTAAGTAAAGATCAGTCTATGTTAAGGAAGGCATTGTGGAAGGCCACCATGAAAGGTGATCTTTCGGGGATGCCTACTGGACTATTTACTAAGTCGTTGCAGGCTGCAATTATGGGGAGTGGGCTCGGAAATCCTTCAGAAGAGGTGAATCCGACGCAAGTACTTGAACAGATGGGACGTATATCAAGAATGGGTGTTGGGGGCATTCCTTGTAACTCCTTTGATACCATGGTGTTATGTCAAATCGGTTGGAAGTACTGGCCTGATGTTACCATGGATGATGAACTGGCGTGTAGTATTAATGGTCGGCTTGAATTCCATAAACCAATTGCATTGCATAGTGCTGATTACACCGGCGATATGTACGTGGGCGAGTCACAACGATTAGCGTATTGTGTAACACCCGACCATAGGATGTGGACAACACATCAGTCAGGATCTAGCAAAAATCCAGGTAATTATATACCATGGCATTTTATTACAGCCTCGAATGTACATGGTAAATCTGTTAAGCATTTGATAACGGCCGGTAGTTACACTGGCGGTAATGATATTCCGTACATGGTGATTAACGTTAATCACCATGTACAATATCCATTTGACTTGTGGGCCGAGTTTCTTGGAACATATCTTGCAGATGGTAGCACGTACTATAATGAGGCTAAATCTAAGTATTCAATCGAAATAGCTAAGCGTAGATCTTGTAATCCAGATGAATATGATTTTATTGCGAAGCTACTCGATAAATTAGGTATCACCTGGACTTACTCTGGTGACAAACGATTCAATTTCTCAAGTAAATATCTAGCCCTGTATTTAAAACAATTTGGTACAGCACATTATAAGTATGTGCCTGATTATATTAAACAAGCTAGTCCCTATATTCGCCGTAAATTCTTCGATGCTATTACTACAATGGATTGTGGTGGTAAGCGAGACGGTTATAGACGATACTCATCAGCATCGCAGCAACTTTGTGAAGACGTAGGTTTCATTGCTATAACACTTGGTTACTCTGTTACCTACAAAACTAGACAACGTAAAGATAAAAAGAAGCATAACGAATACCATGTGGTGATTCGAGAGGCCGATACAGGTTTTATTGAATCACGTTACTGCAAAAATAACTATAGAACCATTGAATACAATAACAAAGTCTATTGTGCTACTGTACCTGGAGGCTTGTTATTTACTAGATATAAAGGCAAAACATTATGGAGTGGTAACTCAATTGATGCAATCCCGAGTGAAAGTCGGTCAGTGCAGCCTTCTCATTTAGGTTTTGTTGACCCGATTTCGACCCCAGAAAATATGCGCGCGGGTGTTGATTCACGCGTGTCTAATACCGCTATCAAGGGACACGACAATAAGCTTTACTCTAAGTTCATTGATGTAAAGACAGGTGAGGAGAAGATACTTAATTCCGGTAATCTTCTTAATTCTACAATTGCGTTTCCAAATGAACTTGAGAAGGGTGGGAGATTCGTCGCTGCAATGATCGGAGGGAAGATTAAATATGTTCCAAGGGAACAAGTTGATTATACACTTCCGTCCATGGAGGATGCATTCGGACCAATATCTAATTTGGTTCCTATGAAGTCAGCAGTAAAAGGTCAGAGATTAAGTATGGGTGCCCGCATGAGTTTAGCGGGTAACTCGCACGTGCAAATCAGGCGTGCGGATAATAGTTTGTATAGGGGTAGTATTGCGGAATATGACTGGCAATCAGGTGATACCGCATGCTCGGTAGATAAGACTACACATATAGTAGCATGGAAGCCGGTATGGGCGAAAATTACACATTTAAATGTATTGCCGATGTATCGTATCAAGTTGCGTAGCGGGAGAGAAGTAGATGCAACTATGGATCACAGCTTTGTAACTATGGGTGATGATGGTTCGCTGGTAAAGATTGCGACACAAGATTTACAAGTAGGTAGCGCAATACCATATATCGGCCACACACCAGAAATTGTCAACCCAGAACTTACACACTGGTCTGTACCAGCTGGTAATAAACATAACGCAAATCCGGCTACTGATCTACGTTTGGATTTTGATACAGGTTGGATTCATGGCTTATACGCAGCTGAAGGGCATATATGTATAGGATCTACCACATTCGCGGCGCTAACTCCACAGATTCGTAGGCGGGTAATTGATTTTTTTGCTGGTTATCATATACACGCAATGGAGATAGCTGGTCGACCCGATAAGCAACTTGATCGTGCCGTTGTTAATTGGAAGCAATTTAGCATAAAGCTGGGCAGTGAGTTTGGTCAAGGATCTTACAATAAAAGATTACCAGATTGGGTATTTACAGCGCCGATTGAGTATAGGCGCGGTTTACTAGCTGGTTATATGGCAGGAGATGGTGTTTTTGCAGTGCATCGAGCACAGGTTGCTGTGTCTGGTGGATCACGTAGTATTACATTGCGTAATGATTTATGTGATTTATGCGCTACCCTTAACATTGCTACTACAACTTATGAATCTATTGTAAATACAGGTCCTAAGCATTCCACCGTTACACAGTATACTTTTCGTATTCGCTCTGATGATGTACATAAACTACCAACACTAACACATCCTAGAAAGGATGGATTACTCAGAACATGTAAGTGGTCTGGGAAGAGATCTAGCGACTGGATACCAATGTACCCGTTGTTACGCGAAACTGTGAGAAAACTAACTAAAAGGAATGATGCTAATCGGGCACGTACTTATGCGAATTGTCATACACGTTCATCTTTACAATCACTACTTGGTGATACCGGTGAGTCACGAGCGCACCGTTGGATTAGATCCGCTGTGCGTTGGGATAAAATTGAAGCTATTCAGGAATTAAATGCTGCTGATTATATAAATGTATATGATCTTGATCTGGAAGATAATGTCTTTGTATGTAATGGTGGTATTATTGTTCATAACACTACACAGGCTCTTCCATTGGTGGGAGCTGAAACTCCATATGTACAATCTGGAATTCCAGGATCAAACAATGAAAGTTACGAAGAATTATACGGAGAGCACCTCGGTGCTATAAAGACCGGACCTGGTGGATATGTAAAAAATGTAACACCAGATGGTATAGAGATTGAAGGACCGGATGGAAAGATTGAGAAGCATGAGTTAGCGGTTAACATGCCTAATAACCGTAAAACAATGTTTCATCAAACACCAATGGTTAAGGTTGGACAACTACTTAATCCTGGGCAGTTAATTGCAAGGTCGAATTATACGAATGAGAAGGGAAGTGTGGCGTTAGGAAAGAATATTAAAATAGCAATGGTACCGGGCTTTGGTGAGCATTCTAATTACGAAGATGCTTGGATTATTTCTGAGGGGGCAGCTAAGAAGTTTACATCTGAACACGCTTATCAGCATTCTGTTGATGCTGAAGAGGGCACTCATTTTGGTAAGAAGACTTATATATCTGCTTTTCCATCGAAGTATCCCCGGGCTATACTGGATAACTTTGATGAAGAGGGTGTGATTAAACCAGGCACAATTGTGCAGCCGGATGATCCTTTAATATTGGCTGTTAGAACTAAAGATCCGAATAGGTCACAGGTCTATCGCGGCCGTGGACCGAGTTTTAGTGATAAGACTGAAACCTGGGATCATCATACTGAAGGGATTGTAACTGATATTGCGCACACAAAGGATGGACCGAAGGTAGTGGTGAAGACACATGCACCGGCTGAGGTAGGGGATAAGCTTTGTTTATCCGAGGATCACGATGTATTAACAAGTCGTGGGTGGAAACCGATAGCAACTATAGCATTTGATGACAAGATTTGTTGTTTAATAGATGGCTCTATTGTCTATCAATATCCGGTAGCTATTCATCGATATCCTACTGGTGGTTTAATGTATCACATTAAATCACAGCAGGTAGATTTATTGGTTACTGCAAAACATCGTATGTATGTACAACAGCGCGATAATGACAAATTTGAATTATTACCTGCCGAGTCAATTTTTGGTGCATACGTACATTATAAAAAGAACGGTAAGTGGATCGGACGTTCGCCAAAATATGTACGACTTCCAAGTTATTCGCAGAAGATAAGTAGATCCTATGCATCAGTAGTAACTATGTGCGGTATTAAACTCAGTACGATTACGTTTATGAAATTATTGGGCGCATTCTTATCTGAAGGATATTGTCTTAAGAATAAACATGGGCAAGGGCAAGGCATCGCTATATGTCAAACGAAGCCAGGCGGCCGAAAAATATTTGAGACCGAGTTAATGCCAGAGCTAACCGCCGCTGGTTTACATTGTAGAATCAAATCTGACAGATATGTCATAAGCTCTAAAGCTCTATATATATATTTCAAACGTTTCGGTTATTGCAATGAAAAATATATTCCAGCACGTTTATTCAACTACTCACCTAGGTTGCTTCAACATCTGTTTCAATGGTTAAATTGGGGCGATTCGTATAGCAAGGGGAGCCGCATTGAGTATTACACATCGTCCCAGCGCCTTGCTGATGATTATCAACGGTTATGTCTACATCTTGGTAAAGCCGCTAACATTAGTAAAACTGACCGAGCGGCCTGGAAAGCAATAAAAGGTCATACCTATTACTGTAATGATTACTATCGCGTGAGCGTTATTAACAATAAACTTACGCCATCGGTTAATTATGCTAAAGTATTTCGTCCTGATCGAACTACTAAGCAGGAAGAAACATGGATAGAGAATTATGATCGGGCAGTATATTGTCTATCTGTCCCGGGTGAAGTATTTTATGTTCGTCGTAATGGCAAACCTGTATGGACTGGTAATTCAAATCGATTCGGCGGAAAAGGATTAATTGCGGATATTGTACCTGATGAGCACATGCCCAAAGACGAGGAAGGTAACACCATCGATTTATGCTTTAACCCCGCTGGCGTGATTACTCGGACGAATCCGGCAGCAGCTTTAGAATTTGCATTAGGTAAAATTGCGGCTAAAACAGGCAAACCTTATAAGATTCAAGACTTCAAGGACATTGATGACCTATCTAAATTCACACAAGACGAACTAGATAAACATGGTGTAAATGATCTTGGCTCAGTTACCGATCCACAAACTGGAAAGGTTATTCCTAATGTAATGACTGGCAACGCATATTTTATGAAACTTTCGCACACTTCTGCCTCAAAAATACATGGACGAGGTACTGGGGGATACTCATCTGATATGCAACCATCTAAGGGAACAGGTACATCCTCCGCTAAACGGTTAGCACTGATGTCATTGAATGCTATGCTCAGTCATGGGGCGTGTGTTTTAGGCCCATCGTTGGTGGTAACTGAGAATGGAATGCTTCCTATAGCGCAAATAGTTAGAGAACGTATGCAGATTAATGTGGCATGCGCTGATCCAGTAACCGGCCTAATTGAGTACCAACCTATTACAGATTGGCTAGTTCGAAGCGTACCAGTAGATGACATTATCAAACTTAGAGTAGTAGCGCGGTCTGGTAATATTATTAAACCAGCCAGAAAAGTAGCCATCACCGTTACTCGTGGACATGAATTCTATGTACCAAGCGGTAAAAAACTAGCCGGCGACCTTGTACCTGGTGATACTATTTATACAGCCGGTACTGAGCGTCGCTTAGAAGAGACTACGGTGCTATCTACTTCTCTGTATAGACCATTAGAGGCGAAAAGTAGCTTTGTATATAATTTAACAGTTGCAAAACATCATAACTATTTCGTACACGGTATTTTGGTGGGTAACAGTAAGGTTATAGCCGACGGACTATTAGTAAGAGGACAGGCAAATCCGGACTATTGGCTACAATTCATGTCGGGATATAATCCTCCCAATCCTCAAATTCCTTTTGTACACCAGAAGTTTGTCAATCAATTGAAAGCATCAGGAATTAACGTTATTCGGGAAGGAACTAAATTTAAGGTTCAAGCTCTCCGTGATTCAGACATTGATGAATTAACAGAGAACAGATCCGTGCGAAACCCCGAGACAGTTAATTGGAAAGCAAATCTAGCCCCGGTTAAAGGGGGATTATTTGATGAAGGATTGACGGGGGGACATGGAGGAAAGAAGTGGAGTAATATTCCATTAGTAGAACCTATGCCTTCACCAATATTTGAGGAACCGATAAGGAGGCTGTTGAATTTAACAAACGACAAGTACCGCGCTATCCTGTCCGGAAAGGAAGCTTACGATGGAGTAAAGGGTCCTGAGGGTATACAACAAGCACTTAGTAAGATTGATGTACCTAAAGCAATAGAGAAAGCAAGACAGGATATAGATAGTGGAAGGAAGACACAGAGAGATGATGCTATCCGCAAGTTGAAATATTTAAAGGCTGCGGAAGCGGATAATATTCATCCTCGGGATTGGATATGGAGTAAGGTGCCGGTGTTGCCGCCGATGTTCCGACCGGTGTCGGTGATGGCGGGGAACAAGCGGCCGATGGTGGCTGATCCTAATATTTTGTACAAGGAATTGTTCGATGCTAATGTCAATTTGAAGGAGATGAAGGGGCAAATTGACGATGTGAGCCCTGAGCGTCTAGCGCTCTACGATGCCCTAGGTGCGGCGGTTGGAATTTTTGATTCAGTTCACCCCAAGACGGTCGAACGTGGCGTACGCGGGCTCCTACGCGACGTAGTGGGCGATTCACCGAAGCATGGGGTAGTACAAAGGAAGGTGCTCAGCGCGCCCGTCGATCTTGTGGGAAGAGCGGTGATAACCCCGGCAACTGATTTAGACATAGATTCCGTTGGAATACCGGAAAATCACGCCTGGGAAGTATATAAACCCTTCATTATACGTCGTATGATTCGTCGTGGTGTGCCACGTATGGCAGCAAGTAAAGAGGTCGAATCACACAGTGATAAAGCCCGAGACGCTATGATGGACGAGATGAAAGAGCGTCCTGTAATTCTCGATCGCGCTCCTGTCCTTCATAGGTACGGAGTGATGGCGTTCTGGCCTAAGCTTGTTAAGGGAGACACTATTCACCTAAGTCCATTGGTTACTGCCGGCTTCGGTGCCGACTTTGACGGGGATCAGATGAACTATCAAGTTCCTGCAAGAGATGAGGCTGTACAGGAAGCTATTGATAAAATGTTACCTAGCAAGAATCTATTTGCTGTGAATAACTTCCAGGTTCACCAAATACCTTCGAGAGAATTTGGTGCAGGACTATGGCTCAGTACACGACCCAGAGATGCTAATGATAAGCGCGCACCTATGTATTTTGCTACTAAAAAGGATGCAGTAGCGGCTTATAGACGGGGTGACATAAATGCTGATCAGCCTGTTATTATTGTTAATGATCAAACTTAATTAACGTTAATTACCTGTCATGTGTACTGGGGAGGCTTACTCCTCATACTATAGATGGAAAGGAGGAAAGCATGCCGGACTTCATCTGGCTGTGGTTAATCCCATTTCTGTTCGGGGCATGACCACGCGAAAGAGGGCTTGAGTAAAACTCAAGCCCTTTTTTAGCTATCAGTCCTCTTTGAATTAACGTTAATTCAAATTATGTTTGGTGCTACAAATGGCCCTATGTTATATTCGAACTTGTGGAGAGAACTCTGGTGAACGATTAAGGGTCAAGGGGATAGGAACTAGCAAGTCAAAACAACGATAACTGAGGATGAGAGCACAAACCCCTCGGGGTAGCATCAACACTCCCAACCTTCTAAGTTTAACTTGCGGTAGCACCCCTAATTCTAAATCGCTAGGCACTTAAATGTGGGCAGACAGGTTCCAGGACACGGGTACGCAGGTACAATTTAGTTCAATATCACCATGTATCGTTAGCTACGCTTCACCCAAAACGAACATGGCTAACAGTGTTTATACGCATAACACCATCCATCTACTTATTATTTTTTAGCTATCAGCTGCCCTTCAACCAATTATTTCGATTAACGTTAATCACTCTCGTACAATGAATATCAGTGTGCTACTTTCACGATTGACTACTAGCACAACCTTATGTCTATTAATTAGTGGAGTATAGATTAGATGTCCGATCTAAACGCAACATGCCGCGCCGCCCTGATGACTAGCATTAATAGTGTTGCTAGTACTGCTGCGCATCTCTGGATCTATAACGGCACACCGCTTGGTAAGACCGTAGCTGGGCCGACGGGAACTTCGGCATCCGCGATCACGGCTGGAATCGCACTTGGCAACCCGGCCTTTACTCAAGGCACAGATGGTACGGATGCCAACACCAAGCTCACTCTAGCTGGTGTACCTCTAACTGGCACTGCTACCTGTAGTGGCACGTTCACACCAACTTGGTATCGAATCACCGTTGGCTCGGCCGATGATGGATCACATACTCTAGTTCAAGGATCAGCCGGTGTCGGCTCTGGTGATCTTAACTTCTCAAGCGCGATCGTCAACGGTGGAACTATTAGTATTACCTCTCTAACTTATACTGAAGGGAATGTCTAATGGCCGCTGTTGCAACAGGCGTATTGAAATGCACTGGGGTTGCTCATTGCATTCCAAAGGGTCTTACTATCGAGTTAGTTCAAGCCATCGCAGCTGATCTATCTGAAATTGCTGATTACGAACAACTCGCTGTTAAACATGGCACTACGTCAGAACATGTTCGACGGGCGATTGATTATGCATTAGAGGCAAAGTTCCTGGGGGTTTAAGTAATGGCAGCCACCAAATCGAACACCAACATCTCGGCCGGGACATGGCAGAGCGGGTCGGTAACGACGAGCGGAACCAGTCTCGCGGTGAGCACGTCGAGCGACTATGCGGACTGTCTCTACATCTCCATCGCTAACGGCACCGGGACGTACACGACGGGGGGCACGTTCTATGTCAATCAGTCTCCGGACGGATCGACCTGGTACGCAGGTCCGACTTATACAGCGGGATTGACCGCCAGCACAACTTATTACTGGCAGATTGCGTTGGACCCAACGTGCGAGAAAGTGGAGGTCGTGTGGGCGGTCGGCACCGGCTCTAGTACGCCGACGTGGACGATTGGCATTCAACTCGGCCAGGTGACAGCAGTATGATCGGCTCCGTCTGGCAGACAAAACCGCCGCCGGGCACGCCGATCAACTGGCGGCATCCGCTGGCGCAGGGGCTGATCTGTGACTTCGCCTGCCGAGAGATGTCCGGATACCCGATAGACACGGTCAATGGCCTCGTGCTCGGGACACGCCAAGGGTCTCCGGGGTGGGCATCTTGGCGGAATGGTCCTGCGGCGAACTGCGATGGTGGTGCCAGCGCGGTGCAGTGTGGTTATCAGGCCACCACGCCAAGTTGGCTTCGCATCAACCCGCCTCTCACGATTGTTTGGTCTGGCAACATCACGGCGGTAAGCGAAAGCTTTTCTACTTATTTCGGCGTCAATTATG